TTCCATCTTTCGCTCCTCCCTGAGAGGCTGTCGGATTTCCGATCGGTTTCACTGCGAGACCGAGCTCTCCGAGAAACTGCTCCTCATCCGCGAGCTCTCTCCAGACGGTCTCGGGATCGAGACCGCGATCGCGGATGATCTGTGATCTCGAGGAGATTCGATTCTCGATCGCCATTGCCGCAGCCTGTATGTCCTGGAGAGGATTCACATACGGCCAGCGCGGACCTTGCCAGCGCGCTTGTAGATACTTCCTGTAGCGCTCTGCTTTGAGTGGTCGAGGGACACCCCCCCCTTTCGCGGGGACCCGGAGAGTCTGAATGAGGAGCTGCCACTGGAGCCAAGCGCGATAGACCTTCCAGCAGAAGGAATCGATTTCAAACTGTTGCAGCGCTCTCCACACAATCTGTTGATCCTGTGTCCCCGCGCGGATGGAGGAGAAATTGACTTTCTCGAGGTCCCCTGTAAGCGAGTGATACGTTGTGAGGAGCCCTGCGCTTGCGGACTGCAAACACTGCCGGACAAAATCAGGGAACTCTCCTCGAGGATATTCTGGGGACCATGGCTCCGGTTTCAATCCAGGAGGGAGCTCCTCCCATGATCCCGGCTCGAGGTCCGCGATCTGCGATCCATCTGTGTCCGAGTCGGTCCCTGTGTACTTCCGTTCTCCCCCTCCGTCATCATCGGTCTGTGTGAAAAACCCGACTTTGTTCGCTCCGATGATCGCATTCGTGAGCGCTGCGTCCTCATATCGCGCGAGGTTCTTGAGGCGATACATTGCTGTCGCCATCATCGGGAGCCCTCGAGTCTGTCCGACAAACTCTGCGAGATATGTGTGGATGATATCCGCTGCTGCGATGCGAGTGTGTTTGCGAGTCGGAGAGCCCCATGTCACAGGAGCAGCTTTGAGATCGAGGAAGTGATAGGCGATCGGTCGGCTGTACTGATCGCGCTCAATCCCCATCCGGATCGAGTTTCCGTTTCTGAGATCCTGATTGAGATCGCGATCGAGCAGCTCGGGATCGATCTCCTGGAGCGCGAACTGAAACGGTCCGTGATCCGGACCTCTCAAGATGCGAGTGATCGCCTCTCCATCGATTCCGAAAGTCCCGACATGAGATCTCTGGAGCTCGATCCAGGATTTCGCTCCGGATGCATCGCAGAACTCGCTCGAGCCCCATTCGGAAAATCCGTTCTCGATCGTTTGGTTTGCGAGTGTATCGAGCTTCCCATCCGGATCCCGAATCTGAAGCTGGAGTGTGATCCCCTCCGGACCGACCGTGTTGTCTTTGAGCAGATGAATGAATCTCCGACCGTGATCACTATTGCGATACAGATCTCGAGAGCGAGCTCGAAGTCGACCCTGCATCGAGTAGACGATCTGATCTGCTTGTTGCGGAGCTGTGACCCATCCGGCTCCGAGTCGGTCTGTGCGAGCTGATTTATAGGTCCGTTTTCGAGGTTTGTTGTGCAATGGAACTGGAGACAGCGCAGAGGCTCGAGAGATCGCTCCCGAGAGGATCCTCCCTGTCCAGGAGATGAGGCGAGTCTCGACACTGTTGAGACCCTGCTCGAGTCTCGAGAGCGCTCTGATCATTCCCAGATCCTTGTCTTGATGATCCTCGGATTCCCCATCCCTTGAGCGAGCCGCTCATCGCGGAGCTCTCTCTGATACATGGCGAGATAGGTCTTGTACCACTGGACAACCTCTCCAGGAGAGAGAGAGGAGAGGGAGCGATTCCCGGTCGGAGTTGCGATGCTCATCGAGAGCATATCGTCGGAAGCTTTGTTTTCCAGCATTGCCTCGAGCGCATCGAGGACCCGTTTCACATGAGAGCGAGAATCGTATCCCTGGACCGCAGCCTCGAGGGATGGGATCACGTCGACCCGCCCCTCACCCACAAGATGCTCATCGGTTCCGTCTGTAACAACCGCCTGAAAGAACCACAATCCAGGAGTGAAAGCGCTCGACTCATTCGGAGTCGCATGGATCAGATGATATCCGTCTCCGTTGTCGCTTCCTGTGATCGTGAGTTTCTTGTCTGTGGTCGCAAAGTGATATTTGAGAGTCCAGCTCGCTGGATCATAGTCTGCATAGTACTTGCGGAATTTGACCGTCTGTCCGACCATGATGCGAATCGGCTCGCGTGTTGGGATGCTGCTGCTCACATCATCGCCTCCAGAAAGCGGAAGGGGATTCCATTCAGAAAGAGGAGACTGAATTCGCGTCTCGAGCGTCAAGTGAAAAACTGAGACGCTCGAGGAGAGCGTCCCCGAGCGTCCCTGAGCGTCCCCATTGTGAGGACTATCCGCGATTCATGAGCGAGCTCCTCATGACTCTCCGTTTGCGCGGAGGTCCCCCCGAGCGTTTGCGCTCCCGAGCGCGATCGCGCCGTTTCCGGATGATCTCGAAATCTGGATTGAGGATCCGCACAGCAGCGAGCGCTCCGACCCGACAATCGAGAACCTCATTCCGAGGTCGAGTCTGCTCCCATACCCGATACGGTCTCCCGCGTTTGTAGCGAGTGATCCGTTTCTCCGCTGTGAGCTGTGCAAAAAACTCCGCATCATGAGCATCGTCTCGAGGGAAATGACAGCAGCCCGGACCCGGCTCCGTGATCCGCAATCGAGAGTAGATGATACCCTTCGCCTCATAGGTGCCGATGATGTACAGCTCGACCGGTCTCTGCTTCCTGCCGGTCCTCCTCCTGCGCGGAGCCTGCACAACCGGTCGCGCGTCTCCCTCCTCACCCTTAGTCGCGAACACTCCGCGACCCCTCCTCTGTTTGCAGAATCCATAGACCGTATGAGTCGCGTATCCTGAATCAATGCATGCATGGAGAATGTGGAGCCGGTCTCCGAGTTGATGTGTATAGGTTTTCTCGAGAGCATCGGAGAGCGCAGTCCACACATCCCCTCGATCGGTCGCTCCCCAGAGGATCCGATAATCCACACTCCAGCTCTCCTCTCCCTCTCCCCATCCGACAACCTCCATCTCTATCCGATCGGCTTGCACGTCGACCCCTGCCGTGAGGAGCAGAGCATCCGCAGGGATCTCCGCGCTCCACTTCTCTCTCCGCTCCAGGAGTGTCTCGGCTGCGACCGTTTCTCCATACTCTTCCCAGACCTCTCCGAGGACTGTGTTGATCCAGACTTTCAGCTCCTCGGCTCCCGCCTTTTTCGCATCGAGAAAGTCCTGCGCAGCCTCTCCCCAGGAGTACCATCCGACCGGAGAGTAGAGCGCGGAGAGATGATATCCGACAGTCCCCGGAACTCCCTCCGAGCTCGCCGTCCATTTCCCGCGCTCGAGCATCCATGTTTTCTCTCGCTCCGGGATCTCCTCTTCACACTCCGCGCACTTCATGACAGCGAGCTCCGGCTGTCCATCCGGCCAGATGATTTGTGACCACTTGATCCGCTGATAGGATCCGCAGTGAGGACAAGGAACCTCATAGTATCTCTGATCGGTCCGCTGAAACTCTTTCTCGATGCGAGAGAGCCCCTTGATGGTCGGAGTCGAGACGACAAAGATTTTCCGGCTCGACTTGTAGGTCGCAGCTCTGCGCTCTGCGAGCTTGATCGGATCTCCCTCTCCATCTACATCGAGAGGATATGCATCGACCTCATCGAGGAACAGATATCGCATCGGGAGTCCCCGGAGCCCGGCTGCGCTGTTGCCTCCCGTGACAATCAGGATCCCTCCGGGAAACTCTTTCTCGAGGACCGTGTTTCCGCTGTCTCGAGAGCGTGCATCCTTCACTCGCTCGGAAAGCGCGGGAGAGGACCGGATCAGAGGAGCGATGCGCTGCTTGCTGTGTCGCTTCGCATCGGTTTCTCGAGGCTCGACATAGAGGAGAGGACCGGGAGCGTGCATGATCACGAAACCGAGAAAGCAATTCCCCGCTGTGGTCGCGCCGATCTGCGAGCCCTTCATGAAAACCACTCGCTCGAAATCACTGTCCGGACTCAGGGAGTCTACGATCTCGCGCAGATACGGAGTCCGAGCGAACCGCATCGGACCCGGCTCACTCGCAGCCTCTCCGGAGAGGATGAGATGCTCCTCCGCGAACTCAGAGACCGACAGATCCGGATCCGGTCGCAGCCCCTCGCGGAAAGCGCGACAGATGATCTCCTCCGCGCGCTGCTGCTCAGGAGTCAGATCCTCGAGCTCGAGGTCATTGTTTGCGCGGTTTGCCATTGCGCCGTCCCTCGACAATCCTCTCGAAAGCAGCTCGCAGCTCCTCCCGGAGGAGCCTGCGGATCGCGCGCTCCTCATTCATCCCCGCGAGCTGTGCGCTCAAGCGAGGGACGATCGCGAGCGCTCGATCTCGAGCGATGCGTGCCTCCCGGAAGGTTGCGAGCTGTGCTTGATCCGCATCGATGAGTCTCCCTGCTTTCTCTTCATACTCGAGGCGAGCGAGTTTCGCTGCGAAAGCCTCTCTGATCGCCCGGCTCTCTTGATAGACCTTCGATCCCGCGCTCGAGGTTTCCGGATTCCGGCTCGGATCGGTCGACTCGCTCCATTGTCGATCTGCGTCTCGAGGATCGATCTTCCCCCACCGGTTTCTCTGGATGCGTCCGGACTGTATCGCTTTATGGACGCTCCAGGGACTCCCCCCCTGGAGCCGCTTGCGCTTGCGATGCGCAGCATAGGCTCGGACCGAGAGCCCTTTGCTCTCATCGGCTCGCGGTCCCATCCCTCGCGACTTTCCTCAAAAACGGAGTGATCTGGGAACCTCGAGCCCCCCTGCGGAGAGCGCGGAGCGCAGCCTTGCGTCTCTGTGCGAGCGCGCGGATTCCCGGATATCGCAGGAGCCTCCGGAACTCTTGCGGAGTGTCTCCAAACCAGAAACGGAATTCATCGAGCGCGGAGAGATGATCTCCTCCGAACGTCGAGATTGTCGCTCGGTTCGCGCTCGCTGCATTTTTCAGAATCAGAAAACCTCGGAGCTCCTCTCGAGTCCATCCCGGATCGAGATGCTCCCTGCGCTCATCGGCTCGCAGGATGGGAGCATATCGCATAGGGAAGACCGCAATCCTCGCGATCCTTCCGGCTCGATGTTCGCGCTCCATGATATCGACCGAGACTCGCAGCCGGAGATAGAAGTCCTCCGGATCATCCTCAAAGTTGTAAAGGACATAGCAATTATGCTGCCGAAAACCTCGATCGAGCATCCACTTGGTAGCGCGCTGATAGGCGGGAATCACAGCAGAGGAGTCGAGAGCAAACCGGATCCAGTCGATATGAAGCCCCTCGAGCAGATCGGCTTTCTGCTCCGTGAGAAACCTCGCATCGAGTCCCTGATTGAAATCGACAGAGGAGATCCGCCCCTCCTCCTGGAGAGCTCGGAGTCGGTCCGTGACTCGGCGGATCTCCCTGATCGGTTGCGCGAGAAAGTTGTTGTCCCAGAGCTGGAGGATGCGAGCTCCCGGAGCGAGATCCTGCTCCCATTGAGGTCTCGCGCGGATCTTACCCTCGAGGATTGGGACCAAACAGAAACCGCATCGCCTCGAGCATCCTCTCGATGTGTGTGTCGCTGTGTAGATCGGAGACTCATCGAGCAGATCCCATGCCGGAGCATGCTCCTCCGCGCTGTCCAGGAGACCTCGGTAAACTCGAGCCCCGAGCTGCTCGAACCGCTCCGGGAGCAGACTCGCGGAGATGCCTCCGACCCGGACCATCTCGCATCGTTTCAGAGCCTCTTTCGTGATCGCGAGCGCTCGACCGAGATCGAAAGTGAACAGAGTCGAGATCCAGATCTCCTCGAGTTTCTCGCCTCGAGGCGGGAGCCGGTCGCGATAGAGAGTCGGCTGCGCTCCCTGCGCTCGGAGCATCGATGCGATCTTGAGGAGACCGATCGGATGGAGAGGTTTCCTCCTGCGCGGAGTCGCCTCGATGAGAGCGATCCTCTTCATTTCTCGAGGACCTCGAGAGGGATCCTGCTCGGCTCATCGGTCGCTGGAACGATGCACGTCCAGAACCATCCGGATCCATGCGGTCGACCGTCTCCATCGCAGCAGGGAGACCATCTCGCGAGCTCGAGGATCCGCAGCTTTCGCAGGATCCCTCGCAGCTCGAGGACGGGGATCCCCGTCTCTGTCTCGAGCGCCTTGTATCCTCTCCAGGTTTCGCCTCCATCCTCGATGAGAATCTCGAGGACTTTGCGTTCCCTATCCGTGAGTCTGTGTGTGATCACTTCCGCCTCCAAAATGGATTGTCCAGGATCCGTCTCCCTCCTCTGTGACATGAGCTCCAGCGCTCCGCCAGAAAGAAGCGGACTGCCAAGCGCTTGAGCGCTCGCGCTCTTGATTGTCTGCCCAGAACGTACACCACTCCGCAACCTGGACCGGCTTGCGGTTTGTTCTCGATGCGCATCGCAGGAGCTCGAGGATATGCCGCAGCTCATAGCGAGCTTGATGAGAGTCGAGACATGCGAGAGCGATCTCGATCTCGGTCCGAGTGAACTCGCTCCGGTCCTCGAGAATCCGGAGCTGTGTCTCCGTGAGGTTCACTCCTCCTCCGCGCGGATCCTCGAGAGGAGAGCCTCTCCCAGAGATACGCTGTCGCGCCGTCCTCCCTGCGAGATCCACTCGAGGACTCGCTCGCGCTCCATTCTCGGGACGATCAGAGCGATCGTGACCTCCTCCCGTCCCTCGAGGCTGCGGGATTCCTCATCGAGGTCCTCATAGTCGCCTCCGCTCACATCATCGAGGATGCGCGCGATCTCCTCCGCTGTGAAACCGACCCCGGAGAGGTCCTCTCCGGATGCGCGCAGAGCTGCGAGCTCCTCCTCGAGAAAATCCTCGATCCATGTCGCGCGCTCTGCGAGTCGGTTGTCTGCGATGCGATAGGCTCGGATCTGCTCGGGAGTGAGCTGCTCGCAGATGAGGACGGGGACTTTCGCGAGCCGCAGCTTTCGCGCAGCTTTGAGCCGTCCCTCTCCAGCGATGATTCCAGCCTCCGGATCGATCAAGATGGGGATCACAAAACCGAATCGCCTGATCGAGCTTGCGAGCTCATCGATCTGCTGTGCGGAGTGTCCTCGAGGATTGCGCTCATACGGTCGGAGGTCTTTCGTCTTCCAGATCTCGACCTCTGTGCGGATGGGAACTCTTAGCTTGTTGCCGGTCGACCGAGAGGGAGTCGCTCGATCTGCTCGAGAGCGCGGTCGAGACCGTGATCCTCCCGCGCGCTTGCTCTCTTTTTTTCCTGCTGTTTTCGCCATGCATCCCACTCCTCTCGAGTGATCACCATTGTCCGACCGGTCCGATCCTCGCGGACCATCATGAGATCCGGTTTTCTCGGAGTCGATTTCCCCAGAGCGAGATCCTCGTTCCAGAGATGCCACTGCGCGAGCGCGCGACTGGAGATGAGAACGGGGATAGAGATCGCGCTCATCGGACTCGAGCTCCCATCTGGATCGGAGCTCTGCGTTGTCCGCAGATGCGGATCTCGAGGTCCCAGAGATACCCGCAGGGACAGCGGACCGGCTCGAGTCCCTGCTCTGCGATATCGAGCTCGAGCCCACAGTCCGGACAGCGGAAGTCGAAAACCAGTCCCCACTCCGGATGGTTCATCCGCAGCCGGACCTCCTGCGCCTCGATGCGTTTGCTCATGACCGCTCCTCCCGGCTGCTCGATGAGAGATCCTGCTCCCACTCCTCCCATTCCTCTCGAGTGAGAATCAGGATCCCCCTCGATGCAGCCAGCGAAACCGCGCAGAGTCCAGGAGGCGCCGGAGCCCCATCGATGGACCGCAGCTCTCCATCCCTGATCTCGAGCTCTCCTGCGAGCAGCGCGAGTCCGGCTGTGGATGCCTCCCGCAGCCTCCGCGCTGCTGCTGCGGACACATCGATCGAGCCTGTCATCTGTGCCGATCGTCGCATCTCATTGTCCCTGTTTGTCCTACCGTTTCCGAGCTCTGTCGCTGGAGAGAT